GCATAGGATCCGATAGCTATATTTTTATCACCTTCACATTCATAAGCTGCGTTGTGTCCAATTGCTACATTATCAAAATCGTAGTCGTCGCAAGTATACAGTGCGTTGTCTCCAATCGCTATGTTTCTATCACCACCATCAATATTTGTAAGTGCCCCAGACCCTAATCTGATATTATTATCTGATCCAGATGCAGTGTGGCCAATCAGACACCCATTAAGCGTAAGTGCTTGATTAGCGATAGCATCAGCTAGTTTGTCGCTATCAACAGCATCATTTGCAAGATGTACTGTATCAATAGAACCATCTACGTACTGATCACTGTCTACTGAATTAGCAGCTAGATGTACGTTATCAATAGATCCATCTGTAT